ATTGATTATTTACCGGGAGAGATACTACACTGGAAGGAATTTAATCCGGATTACGATCAAACGGGTACGGGTCATCTTTACGGGATGAGCCGACTGAAACCGATCTTAAAATCAGTTATCGGTTCAGGTTCTGCTTATGATTCAATTGTTCAGACGTTCCAACATCAGGGCGCACTTGGGATTCTTACTATTCTGGGTGAAGATGGTAAGTCAAAAGAGGGAATGGGTAAAACTCAACTCCGGGCAATACAACGGGAATATCAGGACAAATACACCGGATCAAGGAATGCCGGAAAGATAGTTGTAACGAAGTGGGATCATAAATGGACTAACTTCGGAATGACAATGGTTGAGATGAAGGTGCTCGAGGCTCTTTCAACATTCCGGGGAGCTATTGCCGACGCTTATAACGTACCGTCTCAGTTGTTATTCGGAAGTAAAGATCGGACATATAACAACTATAAAGAGGCTGAAACGGCCCTTTGGTCAAATGCTATTAAACCGTCCGTTGATTCGATGCTCGAAAAAGTAAGTCAATGGTTGTCCCCGTTATGTAAAGAGCCGGGTCATGCGCTTGTCGCTGATTATTCCGAGATCGAAGCCCTGCAAAAGAATAAGGGCGAAATGGTTACATGGATGGTTATGGGTCGGGTATTTACTGGTAATGAGATACGTGAGGCTTGCGGATATGAGCGGATCGAACGGCCTGATATGGATGAGCCTCTTTCATCGCTACTTAGCGGGATGAACATTCCGCCGGAGCAGGAGACAGACGAAGTTATGAAGTTATTACGGATTCCGGATTATCAAACAAGATGAAACTGGTACCTAATAAATATTTACAGCGTTCATTAACAAGATTGAATTGGAAGCAAGGCAGGGAAGTTCTGAAAGAGATCTGTCAGCCGGTTATTGACTTGGCCGGGGAAATTGATATTAGTTCTTTAAAAGCCCGTATTCCGATGTTGCTTAAATCTCAGCCGATGGATGACTATCTGATGAAGGTCTGGACTAAAACCGGAGGGGCTGTTGCACTTGATACTGTTAAACGCATTCATAGGGTCATGAGGAAGCAGGAGGAGGATATTGATTTCTGGGAGGATTATTTCCGGCGTTACGTTAATGAGCGGTCGTTACTTGTAACAGGCCAGATAATGACAACTCAGGAGGTGATAATCAATAACCTGATTGATGACATACTTAACGAAGGGATGTTAAACGGCTTAGGGATTGATCAGATACAACGGGAGATGAGGGAGAAACTAACAGAGGGATTGACCGTTATTAACAAGTATCAGGCTGAGCGGATCGCACGGACGGAAACGGGTAAGGCTGCAAACTCCGGGAGTTATGAATCGGCACAAGCTACGGGCGTGGATGTTAAAAAGTACTGGATAAACTCCGGCCGGAAGAACTCAAGGGATACGCATGTTCATTATGCGACACTTGCTCCGGTTGCCATGAATTATGAGTATAGTCCGGGGTTAAAATATCCATGTGATCCAGATTGTTCAAATGGAGCAGAAGTGATTAACTGCGGATGCGCTATCGGTTATGATGTTGATTGATAATATATAAAGATGAAAAATATAACAGGATTCAGGGTTAAGTCAAATTTCGAGCTAAAAGATGCTGATGAGAAGTTTGGCATTGTGACCGGCTACGCTTCGATCTTTGGCAACGAGGACAGCGATAGAGAGATAGTTATGCCGGGTGCCTTTATGAAGACTATTCAGGAGCGTGGTCCGGGTTCTGCAAAGCCTCGTATAAAACATCTATGGCAGCACGACAGCTGGCAGCCTATCGGAGTACCTGTTAAGTTGCAGGAAGATGAGAGGGGACTTTATTTTGAAACTCAGTTCGGGAAGGATAGTTTTTCTCAGGATAAACTTCAACAGCATATTGACGGGATTATAACCGAGCTGTCGATTGGTTATAATGTAATTCGGTCAGAGGATCAGGTAGACAAAGACGGCAAGTTCCTGAACCGTAAACTCATTGAATTAAAACTCTGGGAGTACTCGTCAGTGACCTGGGGAGCTAACAGCCTGACAGAAATAATCAGTGCAAAGGGCGAAGTTAAGGATATAATAACAGACCTTAATAAACGACTTGAGGCGCTGAATAAAGGACTTAAGAACGGAAAATACACGGAAGAAACCTGTGAGTCATTTGAAGCGGAAATATGCAAAATTGCATCTATTATACAGTCACTTGAAATTAAGGAGCCGGGTGTTAATCCCACTCCTGATGACACGCCGACTATTGATGCGAGTTTGTTTGAATCAATATTAATTAATTTAAAATCAATTCAGTAAATGGAAGTAAAAGACTTAAAAGTCATTACTGATCAGATAAATGAAGAGATCAAACGGATGAACGGTCTTTATGCCGAGATTCAGAAGGAGATTGTTAAAAAAGCTCCTGTTGAAAGAATCGAGGACCTGATAAAGAAAAACGAAGCATCCGAAGTGAAGCTCTTGTCATTATCCAGTCAGTTTGACAATCTTGAATTAAAACTCAAGGATCGTACAATCGGGAACAAGAAGTTTTCATTGTTCTCTGATTTTGAAAAGGCTTACAAAGAAAAAGGGAAAGACCTTGCTAAGTCTCCCGGCGGGAACTTTGTATTTGAAATGAAGGGTAATCCCCGTTATCTGCTCAAAGCTTCGACAATCGACGAAGCAACTGAGCTATCTGATAGCGACATGGGTACTGCCGTCGTTGTTCCGATGCGTACACCGGGCGTTGAGGCACTGCCCGACAGGCGAATCACACTGCTTGATATTATGGGTCGTGGTGTTACGGGATCAAACCGTGTTACATGGGTCGAACGTTCGGCACGTACCGAAGGGGCAGCAGCCGTAACAAATGATTATGGCCAGTACGGACAAAGCGACATGACCTACATCATGAAGGTTGCTGAGGTAGAAAAGATCGGAACCTTTGTCAAGGTCACAAACGAAGCACTTGAAGATTGGGATGAACTTATGACACAAATACGTAATGAGTTATTTCCAATGGTTGAACGTGCTCTTGAAAGTGAATGTTACAGCGGAAGTGGAACAGCTCCGCATCTTGACGGTATAATCACAACCGCAAAGGCTTATTCAAGTACAGCACTTAACAAAAGTATTCAGAGTGCAAATAACATGGACTTAATAGTTGCAGCCTGCAATCAGCTCGAAGAGTATAATTATTTCGCTAACTACGCAATGATCAACCCGACTGATTACCGTAAGATGTTACTGTCAAAAGGTTCGGATGGCAATTATGTTGTACCTCCGTTTGCTGATCCTTCACGGCTTGCAATCGACGGCGTCCGCCCTGTACGTAGTAATTTGGTTACTGCCGGACAGTTACTTGTAGGAGATTTCTCAAAAGTAACCCTGTACATAAAGCGTAACATTGAGGTCAAGATATGGGACCAGGATTCAACTGACCCGGAATATGACCTTAAGACTATTACTGCCAGTGTACGTGCAGCTGTCAAATTCCCGACAGTACATCAGTATGCATTTGTATATGATGCTCTGGCGGATATTCAGAGTGCAATTGAACTTGTAGGAGGTTAAGAAAGGAGGATGATATGAAAAAGAAACTTTTTATAATCTTCGCACCGGCTTTATTTATTGCCGTGATAGCTCTTTTCGTTGCTGCTTCTGGGACTGCCGCACGCGGGCCGATAACTCTTGGGGCTAATAATTCGGTATATACTTTCACTCCGACCTCCGCTCAGTATCTTGGAGGCAAGCTGGGCAAGGATACTCTGACATTTGAAATACTCTCGAATAAGATCGGGCCGGTTACGGCTGTATGCTTTGTCGATGTGTCCTCACGTAGGGGGTCTACTGATACTTATAGTTATACGCTCGCGGGGAAGCATTTTCTTAATGAGAGCTATACGACGATCAATGCTCAGGCTGCTCAAGTGGGTGATTTATTAGTCGCTGATACGCTTAATGCTTCCGAGAGGGATAATGATAAGTATTACAGGTACTTCCGTATGACGCTGGCAACAGACAATAATTGTGCCGCTACGGATAGTATTGTTTTTTCTGCGATCAGTTTCAAGGTCATGGAGTGGTAGTCCTTGTTGATAAATGATGATCGAGGGGGGCAGACGGGAGACCCCTGCCCACCTTCTTTAAATTCAAAGAGATGTTAAAAAAAATAAGATTTATAAAAGATGTAATTTACCCGAACGGTCGGGCAGATAAAAAGGGAGTTGAGCGTAATGTTACCGGTCGACATGCTCAGTTGCTTATTGCGAGTAAAGAGGCTGAATTAATTGGGGAAGAAACCGAACAGATTGAACCCGAACCTGAAGTTAAAGAGGAAAAACAGGTAAAGCAGACGAAAGAAGAAAAGACAACCAGGAAAAGACGGACTAAATAATGGAACTCAAAGTCTTATCTACAAATATTGTCGAACCAATAACCGTGGCTGATCAAAAGGCTTTCATGGGTTACTCATCAACTGACCAGGATGCTGTTATCTTCCGAATGATACAGGCAGCTCGTATGTGGTTAGAAAACCGGACTGGCCTGTCATTGGTAAATAAACAGTATAAGGCTTATTTCGAGAAAGAAGATGCCGTAGGTGGGTGGTACGAGTTACCGGTTAGCCCGGTACAATCCACTCCGGCAATAGCAGTATCGGTTTGCGGTACCTCGACAACCTTTGAACAGATGGGACTTGATAAGATAAAAATTAAACCTGATACACTGATTGGTACTATTGCCGTCGGAGCCCCGGCTGAGATTTACTACGTCGAGGCAACATTTAACGCCGGGGCAACAAATGATGCTGCAAACGAGATATTAAAGCGTGTAGTTAGTTCGATGTTCAATGCCCGTGAAGATGGTGGAGGGGCAGAAGTACTGACAGGGCGAATACCTTACGATACGATGCGATTAATTGAGGCAATTGATCAAAATACTGGATTTTGAAAACAGGACGGTTAAATAGCACGATTTCAATTTACGAACTGACCACGACAACGGACAGTTCCGGGGATATTACTGAAACCTGGACACTATCCGGTACTGTTCGGGCAAGCGTTAAACAGGTTGACGGTTCACGTTATCTGAATATTGCCGAACTGGTTGATAAGGTTATTTACCGTATTGAGACCTGGAATAACAGTTACGGGACTAACTTAAAAATAGTTTACGGATCACTGACGCTTTACCCTGTTCGACCTCCGACAATTAACTCAGATAGGTCAGGACGGGAAGTGATAACAATTTACGCAGTGACGAAGCAATGATACAGAAAGTAGAAGTTGAGGGAATAGATCAGTTAATACGTGACTTCCGGCACTTTGGCAAGGAGGCGGATAAGGCTATTAAGAGGGGCGTTGATAAAACTGCATTAAAAATTGAATCAGATGCAAAGGAGAAACTTAAATCTGATCTTCATTTACGCACCCGTAGACTTCTACAATCAATTCATACTGAAACGACAAACCCGCAGGCACCAAGGATGAAAACGAACTTAAATTATAGTTATAAGGATAAGGATAATAAACAATTTACCGGATCGTTTAATGAGCCAATGCACGACGACGAATCAATTGTCGGGACAAACGTACATTATGCCCCATATGTTGAGTTCGGGACGAAATATATGAAGGGCGACAGCTACCTGGGATATGCAGCTGTCAAACAAGCAAAGAACCTGAGAGAAAGAATTATTAAAGAACTGAATAAACTAATCAAGTGAGCACGGCAAGCGTTGACATACAGTATGATTTAATTGACGGCATTTATGATGTCCTTCACGGCAATGTTAGCTACGGAGGCGCCACGATTCCGGTTTATAAGTCTGTACCAAAAACACCGGATGATCTGTATGTTCACATAGGTGACGTATTGGAATCTGAGGACGGCACGAAAGACGACTTTATGTATTATGGCACGGTTCAGGTTATTATTGTCGATGAGAGTATGCATCAGGCAGACCGCAAACAGATTCAGGGCGTACTTGGTGCAGTTCGTGCATTACTTAAACCGACCGTTGCAACGACCTTTACGTGCGGTGATAGGACACTGGTTATATTCCGGCATGAATCACTGGTGCCCGTAACTGAGTACGCAGATAATTCGATAGTAAGAACACGATTAATTGATATTTACTCATTTATAATTGAATAACTTTAATTTAAAATAAGATGGCGAAATTAAACGGAACACTTTGCGCAATTATTTCCGGGTCAGACAGGTTGCTGCACATACAAAATGCAACTCTGAATGTTAATGTTGACTTACCGGATGCAACGACAAAGGAATCTGCAGGATGGGCAGAACACATTAACGGGCAACGTGATTGGGAAGTCAGTTTTGATGGGGCGTATGATGAAACAGGATCAGGAATGACACCTGATGAGATACTGGCTATAATCATTGCACGGACCGCAGATGCAACTATCAAATTTACAACCGATGGGGCAACAGGTGCGGCAGGATGGACAGGATCGGCAACGGTCAGGAACTTCTCCTTGACTGGTAACCGTGAATCACCTGCGGCGTTCTCCGGGTCACTGAAGGGTAACGGCGCACTGGCAGCAATCTAACGGTTATGGCAAAGATAAACGGAACCTCAGTACTACTCTATGCTGATGGGACACTTGTTGCATTACAGAGGGATTTGTCGATCAGCGTAGAACAGGACCTGCCGGACGCAACGTCTAAGGAATCAGCGGGGTGGGCAGAGCATATAAACGGACTTCGTAACGCTACGGTGACCTTTGATGCTCTGTATTCGACAACCGGACTATCTGCAGCGTCATTACTGACATATATAACCGGACGGACAAGCCTGTTAATGGTCATTCTTGGATTAAGCTATCCCCTTATTGCCGAGGTCGATGTTAATAATCTGTCGCTTGTCGGTAATCGCGAAGAGCCGGGCAGCCTTTCCGGAACACTGAAGATTAAAGGGAAGTTGTATCTGTTAATGGGTGGGTCGGCTCAGTTAGTTACTGATCCGGATGCCGGAGGTACGACTTACGATACTTATACAGTTTCCGGATTAGCTGTGACATCTGCAATTAACTTGGCTGATAGTGCTGCCGCTGATACTAATACATTCTCAGTCACATCAGGGGATATTGTTAAACTGGCCGTATTCCTTACTCTTAATTCCGGACAGGCTCCGACGGTTAAATTAATTGACCCTGAAGCTTGGCTATTTGATCCATTTTTAAATTCGGATTATTCAAATGACGAAACACTGGCAGAAGGGTTAAATATTGTTACGTTAACTGCAACGGGTACTTACGCAGCGGTAGTGTTGAGAATATTAAATACGGCGGCTGCTAATTGGTCAATGTCAAATATTTATTTATTTAAAGATCCTAATTAATGAAATTAGCCTTTAAAAAACGGTTTGGTGCTGGTTATTTTGAACGGGAAGTTCCGGTAATGCTTAATATTGGAACACTTGAGGCCGTTTGTGACATGCTTAAAATAGAGTTTCATCAAATCGGCGAAAGTCTGAAAGAGAGGGATTATGATTTTATAGTAGCCTTATTGTATCAAGGTTATATAACAGCATGCAAAGATCGGTACGAAAAGCCGGAGTATTCGCTGCTTCATGCTGCTGTATGGCATGAGTATATGAGTCAGAAATCACAGCAGGAGTTTGTCAAAATGATGCAGGGACTACTTGGTAAGATGCAGCCCGGAGAGGATAAAAAAAAAGTGAAGTTGCCAGTACTTTAACATGGCATGACATACGTTCTTTCGCACTTGGTGAATTAGGATGGACAGAGGATCGGTTCCGGAGGTCGACGCTTGCAGAGTTTAATTTTGCAGCCGCCGGGTACTGGAGAAACTGGGAACGCAATACAGCATGGCTGATGCGTGAAGTGGTTACGGCAATGATAATGGGTAATCCTTATATTAAACCAGAGGATAAACCGGCCAGCGCAGATAAGATATTTAAGTTGTCGGATGACCTGAAAGCGGAGAAATTGAAGCCTAAACCGAAACAGCCGACGGCGGAAGAGCTTGAAGCAACGAGGCAGGAGTTAATTAATTTGATGAATAAAAAATAGATGTCGTTACTTTCAAACTTAATAGTTCGTATTCGTGGTGACAAAACACAACTCGATAGCACCTTAAAAAGTGCTGAGGGATCAGTGTCTAAGTTTGGTTCTGCTGTTAAGCGTGTAGGTGGCGTTATTGCAGCTGCTTTCTCTGTTACTGCTATTGCGGCATTTGCAAAAAACATAGTAGGGCTTGCCGCTCAGACCGAGGGTGTTAAAGCTGCATTTGACAGATTAAATAATCCCGGGTTGTTAACGGCACTTAGAACGGCAACGAGGGGGACGGTAACAGATTTACAGTTAATGCAAAAAGCTGTTCAGGCTCAAAACTTTAAAATTCCATTATCACAACTTGCAACATATTTTGAATTTGCCACTAAAAGAGCTATTCAAACAGGTGAATCAGTCGATTATCTTGTTGATTCAATAATTACCGGAATAGGGCGTAAGTCTGTTCTGGTAATGGATAATCTTGGTATCAGTGCAGTTCAGTTGCAGAAAGAAATTGAGCGCACGGGTGATTTTGCAACGGCAGCCGGGAATATTATCCGTTCAGAGCTTACATCAATGGGTGATGTTGCTGATACGACGAAGACAAAGGTGGCATCTATAAAAACAGCCTTTGAGAATTTGAAAACCGGGATAGGGATGAAGATCACAGAAT